CGCCGTGGCTTCCGCACCGACGTAGCTGGTGTTTACAACTCAGCAGCAGACCCGGCAAACGACTTGTTGCTGCTGGCTGAAATGAGTGGCGGCCGGATCATGGATTTCTACAAGCGCCGGCAAATTGCTTTCCACGAAGCATTTCACAGAATTGAAAAGCGACTCTTTACTAAAAAAGAGCTTGAGCTTTTGGCTGACGCAATGCCAGAGCTGCGCAGCTTTGCCTTGCGGCACGCAGATGAGCTGTTTATTTCACACCTAAAAGGCCAGCTTCGCCAAGGCAAGTTGGCTGACAGCGAAGTGCGGGCCATGGTGTTCCAGGGCATGGCGGACGAAGGCACTGGCTACATGAAGGAAATCATTACTAAAAAGCCAACATGGGCAGAACCTCTTAAGAAATTGCTCGATGTTGCAACGCGTGTGAGCAACTGGCTGCAGGGCCGCGGCTACAAGACGTGGAACGACGTTTATGAAGAGGCGGCAGCAGGCGGCATGGCAAGCCGGACGCCACGAGAGGCCAGCCTTGACGTGCCTGGTGCGCTGTCTGCCCAGTTTGCTGTGCCTGACATTGACCCAGAAGACGCCGCTAAACAGTTTTCTGCAGCGCGGCGTCGGGCTGATGAGGCTATTGAAAGCGGCGAGATGACCATAGAAGAGGCCTTGGTTAATGACATCCGTCGCGGGATTAGCCGATCAGGCAAGACTCAATACATCGAAAGCACGCAAGAGCGCTTGGCCTCTGGCTTCTACGCATTGCGCGACAAGGTAAGCGAAAACACAAGAGACCAGTTCACTGGCATTCAGTCCTATATCGACGCCGAAGTCACGCAAACTGCTTTGCAAAAGCTGCGTAATGGCGGCCACGACGAAGTTGTTGCAGGCCTAGAAAGCATGCTGAAGGCTGGCGGCGTTGAGGCTGGCGAGCACGTCGTCAACCTGCGTGCGCTGCAGATGTACCGCGACGCGACGCAAACAGCTGCGCGCCAGTACAGCATTGAATACGAAAACGCTATCGGCAACCCAGACACAGAAGGGCCGTTGCGTGAAGCGTTGGTGATGGCTGTAAGCGACATGACTCGCCTCGATCGCCACTACGCCCGTGTCACAAGAACAGCAGGACAACTGCTGCGAGAAGGTCAGATGACTACGTCTGACGAAGCGCTGCAAATGGCGCTGCCAACAAACCAGCCGCTACGCCTCAACGCTGACGAAGAAGTCGTCAACAAGGTGCTGGCAGAAGGTTTTAGCGAAGAAGCTATGACCGATGGCTTGATGGGCAAAGGCATCTACATGACCACTGACCCGACAACTTCGTTTGATTGGGGCAACAGCCAAATTAAGGCCAACCTTGCTGGCGACATCAGCATCCTGGACCTTGCTGCAATGAACAAGCGCATTGGCGATGTGCTTGCAGAGCTTGACCTGGGCAGGGTCAAGAAAAAAGGCAAGGGGTACGCGCTAACAGACGAGCAAATCAAAGGCCTGCAGGACTACGCAACTGCACGCGGCTTTGACGGCATTCGCTATACGTCTGACTACAGCGCAGATGTCACCCCAGCCGACGAAGTGGTGATCTTTGACCCGGCGGTGGCTAACAGAGTTGTTGAGTCAAGTGCTGCAGTTGACCCAAACCTTGAAAGCACAACCAGCATCATTAGAGAGTCAGTCGACACAAGACCGCTTGAAAACGAAACGCCATTGAGCGAGCTGATGGACGAAGAAACGCTTGCCAAAATTCGTGACGGGGTTAATGACGAAGAAACCAGAAAGCTTGGCCGAGCATTGATTGGCATCAGCAGAGCAGAGCCCAGCGCGCGAGCAGATTTTGCACGGTCAATTTCAACAGGACGCCGTCAGCACATGACTGGCGACATGTTCTTCAGTGCTTACAGGTCGGCGCTTCTTATGAGCGGCGAGACCTACATGAAGATGGGATTTGGCACAGCAGCCCGCACGCTGTCAGAGCCTCTTATGCAAGCTGCCGGCGACATGGCACAAGCCACTGTGCTCGAAATTGTTGGCAAGCCAATGCAGCTTCTCGACATGAATGTTCCGCCCTTGCAATACAAAGGGTTCGGCGTTGATGGATTTAATCCAGCAAAAACAGGTGCACGCCTTGAGCGCCAAGCCTATTTGTCTTTGCGCCGCTCGTACTTGTCCATGTTCAAGTACAAGGAGTATTTCACTGGCGTGCCTAAGGCGTTCAAGATGGCAATGCTTGCCTTCAAAGAAAACCAAGCGTTTGGACGGGCTGGGCGCGGTGCAGCAAACGACTACGAAGACACGTTCCAAAAAGCAATGAGCCTTCGCGACATGGGCGGCGGCAGTCGCATTGAGCAGGAGGTTGACTTTAGTGATCCAAACGGAAACAACTGGGTTTCTAATTTGACCCACTACCTGGCTCAAGCAGCTACATACGTGCCACGCCAAGGCGGTCGTGCAACAAGCATGATTGACACCTTCTTTAACTATGTAGTTGGCCCTGGTCAAAACTTTGCTGACAACCTCGACACAAGCTTGGTATTTGCCGAAACGCAAATGGGCTTGCGCGGCAAGGCCGCTTGGGAATGGGCAAGCAACGACGCAGTCGAAAAAACAAAGAAACAGTTTGTCGACGTGCAACTTGAAAACGGCGCAGTCATCAAGGACGGGGTTATTACCGGGCAAGCAGCAGACGAAATTCTGAACTTTGTTCAGTTCTCAGACAAGTTGCGGCTGGAAAGAGCAGACATCATGAGCAGGACTTATGACCGCGGCGTAAAAGTTGCGCGGGCAGAAGGCTTGACTGATCCGCTGGAAGTGCACCAGCGAGCAATGGATCACATGAATTCAGGCAACAAAATTGCCATTGACGCAGTGCGCACTTTGAACATCCCATCGCGTGCCGTTGACGCTGTGCACCGCAACGTTATTGGACGCTGGGGGCTGCCAATTATGACTGGCCCGCTGAACATTCTTAAATCAGGCGCTCGCGGCCTGGGCTACGGCGTGTTTGTAGACACTTGGTGGAAGGACTTGCTTAGCGAGGTGCCTGCAACCAGATCGCGAGCAATTGGCGAGATGGCGGCGGGATGGGGCATCTATACGTTTGTAAACACGTTGGCCGACGAAGGCACGATGGAAGTAACGGGCTCTAACCCGTTGAACTACAAGCGCAGCCAGTTCAATGAAATTGTTCGCACGCCTGGCTTCTCGGTCCGATTCTCGCTTGGCGAGCACGGGTACACCGATTGGATCAACGTGCAGGCCATAGACAGCCTGGCGTTGGCAGTACAGCTTGTTGGCCGCACGCGACAGGATTGCTACTTGCTCACCAAAGACCAGTTTGAAGAGCAGGGCTGCGGCACTGTCTTGACCTTGGGCCAGCTGGCACGAGTCCTGGGGCCAGAAGCATTTACACGAGACGTGTTTGGCGGCATTGACGAGATTGTCACGACAATCCAGAGATCGCTGCCGCAAGAAGGAGAAGACAACTACAAATTCAGGCAGCGCATGACTGAAACGCTTAGCAGTTTCTTTGCGCGCAAGGTGGGCAGTGGCGTGCCCGCAGGTATCCGCAACATCAAAAACAACGCTACGGAAGGCTTGCGTCAAAGGCCTGACATTTCAGGCGAGACCAGCAAAGGCATGGAGGCCATCTTGGACGCGTTCGACCGCATGCGTGCACAGGTCGAGGTGCAGCTCCCAGGTAGTGACGCACCAGCCGTTCTTGATCCGATCACTGGCTTCCCGGTCATGAAGGCGCAAACGCCTGACTTTGACTTCTTTGACCTGTTTGAAGGCAACCCATGGCTGCAAGCAACTATTGAACAGCTGTCACCTGGCGCAGCGTTCCGTACGGTGCCCGGCAATGACGACATGCCTGTCCACAAGGAGCTGTACGAGCTGCAAAAGCACACGCCTAAGCCGATCGTTTTCTACACACGGTCAAACATGGGCGTACAGGTCGACGGCAAAGTTCTGAACCTCAACAACTTCCAGGCGCGAGGCTTGCGGTTGGTCTACCAAGACGTGCATGACGTCACTCTGATTGGCGCAAGCATCAAGATTGACGGCATGACCCTTGAGCAAAAGCTGCACAACATGATGTTTGGCCCTGGCAGCGCCGAATACAGGTCATACACCGCACGACGGTATGGGCCCGAAGGCGAGGTCAAGGAAAGCCCGCGGGTAGGCATGGTTAACGCAGTGTTTAAGCAGTACCGAGAGGCTGCTGTAAGGGAGTGGCTTTACACGACTGAGCGTGGCCAACTCTTTCTGGACGCGCACAGAGAGCGGCTGCAAGACGAAGCAGAGCAAAACTACTTGAGTGAACTCAAGGAGCAAAACGATCGAGAAGTTGCTGCTGCAAGCCGGGCTGTTATCGAAAGAGACCTTGCCGACGCTGGCGCAGCACAGCCCGGCAGTGGGCGTCTAACCCAAGAGGTTGGTAACTTTATTCAAGCAGTCGGAACCTAGCAATGCCGTTCGCAAAGGACTCCTACACCGGCAACGGCTCCACTAAGGAGTTCAACATCTCCTTTGCGTACATCTTGGAGAGTCACATCGAAGTGGCTCTCAACGAGGTTGCGACAACTGCTTTTACGGTTGACACGTCTACTAACCCCAAAAAGGTGGTTATGGACACGCTGGCGTCAGCAACTGCAACGCAAGAGGCAACAGGTGCGCCGAAGACTGGCGTAAACGTGGTGGTGCAAAGGCGATCAAGCCTTAACGCTGCGCTTGTCGACTACACCGACGGGTCGACGCTCATTGCTGACGACCTTGATACGTCGAACAAGCAATTTTTGTTTTTGCTCCAAGAGCGAGACGACGAAGCGCAGGACAACATGCAGTCCACGCTGACTGGCCAAGACGCGCAAAATAAAAAAATTATCAACGTTAATGATCCAGTTAACGCGCAAGACGCAGCAACCAAGAACTACGTCGACACAACAAGGCAGCCTGTAGATGCTGAGCTGACAGAACTGGCGACTATGTCGTCAGGCACTGCAAGTGCTCTGGCTGATTTAACAGGCACAGAAGTCCAAATCCTTGACGGGGCAACCGTTTCCACGAACGAGCTAAACAAGCTTGACGGCGCCACGCTTAGCACAACAGAGTTAAACAAGCTGGATGGCGTTACAGCGTCAACTGCTGAAATTAACAAGCTGGCTGGACTTACGGCTACGACAACAGAGTTGAACTTTGTTGACGGCGTTACTTCTTCAATTCAAAGCCAAATTGACGGCAAACAACCGCTTGACACAGAGCTAACAGAGTTAGCCACAATGTCTTTGGCTACAGCATCTGCCCTTGCCGATCTAATTCAGTCAGAAGTGCAGGTGCTTGATGGCGCCACGCTTAGCACTGTTGAGCTAAACAAGCTTGACGGCGCAACATGTAGCACTGCCGAACTCAACAAGCTTACTGGACTTGCCGCCACGACGGCAGACCTGAACCAGCTGACTAGCAAGACGGTCAGCAGCACGCTGACACCTACCGGCACCAACGACATTCCAACCAGCTCAGCGGTCAACACGTTTGTGGCTGGTTTGCTTAACGCCCTGGGCGGCTTTGTCGCCATTCCAAACGAAACCAGCTTTCCAACAACCAACCCTGACCCCAGCGACAACGCTGGCACGGTGGTGTCGATTGCTGATGCAGGTGGTGTTGTAGTCAACAGCAGCGGCGTAAGCGTAACTGGGCGCACCACTGGCGGCGCCGTAGTCACAATCAATGGGTTCCCCAGCAGCCTGCAAAGCACCACATTGGGCGCCGGCCTGGGCCTGCAAGTGCAGACCACTACAACCTCCAACACTTACACCTATCACAAGCTCATTGCTAAAGAGGCTGACGTAAAACAGCTCAGCGATGACATCAATGACTTCTTAGCGCGTTACCGCGTTGCAGCTTCTGACCCCAGCATTGACCTGGACGAAGGCGACTTGGTTTTTAACCAAACGAGCAACCGCCTCAAGGTTTACGACGGCTCAGCTTGGCAGCTTGCCGCTGCAGCAAACGCAAGCGAAGTCACGTCTTCTGCTGTTGGCAACATTGCAGCAACCAACGTGCAGGCAGCTCTGCAAGAGCTGGATTCAGAAAAGGTGCAAATCACTGGCGCGTCTCAATCAGCCGTGCTTCCAGTTGGCACGACTGCGCAACGCGATGCCAGTCCAAGCTCGGGTCGAATCAGGTACAACAGCACCCTCAACCAGTTTGAGGGCTATGGCACTGCCTGGGGCAGCATCGGCGGAGGCGCAACGGGCGGAGGCTCCGACACATGGGCCCTGGAGCATGACAATACGATTACCACCACTTACGCTATTGGCAGCGGTAAAAACGTCATTAGCGCAGGCCCGCTTACTGTCAACACTGGCGCCACAATCACGGTGCCGTCAGGCTCTACCTGGACCATCGTCTAGCCATGACTGTAAAAATCAACGGGACAAACACAGCAGCTGCGCCCGGCTATGCAGGCGATGACGCTGATACAGGTCTGCAGTGTGGAACGAATGAGCTGAAGCTAGTTACTGGTGGAACGGCACGCGCAACTGTTGATAGCTCTGGTCGAATTGGGTTAGACGCTACGCCAACGGCTCAATTCACAGGCCATAGTCTTTTTCAAATAGGCGCTCAAGCTTCTTTAGGAGCAAACCAAGCACTATCGACAACTGGGCAAACTTATTTGACCCACAATTTATACTTTGACACAAGCGGAAACTATCAAGTATTTAATACTGGTAGCGCAAACGAAGGCTCAATCATTCAACTAATTGATGGCAGCATCCGTTTTAGGACCTCAGCAGCAACTACCGGAACGCCGTCTGTTGGGGAGCGAGTTCGTATTGATGCGAATGGACTGAAATTCAACGGCGACACGGCTGCTGCAAACGCTTTCAACGATTATGAAGAGGGCACTTGGACGCCTGTAATCAAGTCTGGCACTAATACTATTAGTTACTCAGGTGGAAACCAGCATTTTAAATACACCAAAATTGGCGACCAAGTTACTGTTTATTTTTCTTTGAACGGCGTCACAACGTCAGGAACAACAGGCGGCACCTGTCAAATTGAGGGGTTGCCGTATGCCCATGCAGCCGATGTTACTCAAGAAAGAACAATGGGAGGCATATTTATGTTCTACAGCAGCGGGTTTAGGCTGGCTGAGTTTCCTGTTTGGGGCCACATAAATTCACCTAGAACAAAAGTTGAGTTTTACAATAAACCTAGTGCTGCTGCTGCATACGCCGGAACAAATGTTAGTCAAGTTGGATCAAGCAGCTATGCCTTTTTTCAGCTGACATATCGCACTGCGTCATGATGCACAGCCCGCAACGGCTTAAAACTATGCCTAAACCTATTTCGTCTGGAGGACGTTCTTAATGGCTATTACAAAAAGACTTGAATACAAAGAAGAGATCCTGCCTAATCAGGTTATCCAAGTCCGTACCACCACTGTGGTCGAAGAGGATGGTGTCGAACTGGCGCGTAACCATCACCGCCATGTTGTCCACCCTGGCGACAACGTAAGCGGCGAAGTTCAGGAGGTGCAAGACATTGCAGCTGCCCTGTGGACCCCAGAAGTCATCGCTGCTTACAATGCTTCTATCGCGGATAACAATCCTGCCTGATTATGAGCATCAAACTGAAAGGCAGCAGCGACGGTAGCGTTTCATTCGACGCACCAGCAGACACCAGTCCATCTGGGTCAGATATTGCGTTGACGCTGCCGACAAGCGCAGGGTCTGCCAATCAGTTTTTGAAGAACAGCGGCACTGCTGGCACGCTGGAGTATTCCAGCATGATCGAGACTAACTCTGGAATTGAAATCAGCAATAACAAGGGCTTGCTTATTGACAACACTGGTGGCACGGCACGCAGAGTTATTCATATAGACACGGATAACAATCTTTACCTAAATTCAAGTCCACAAGACAACAGTATTATTTTTCAAAGCGGCGGTGCTAGCGAGGCAGCGCGCTTTGACTCGTCTGGTCGATTAATAATCGGCAAAACTACCACTTCTTATCATCTCGGAGGTTCGGTATTTTTCCCAGATGGTGAAATAAATATAACAAGAGATAATGGAGTACCGCTTTTTATTAGAAGGAATACCAGCGATGGTCAATTAATCAATTTTAACCAAGACGGCACTTCAGAAGGCAATATTTCAGTTTCTGGCAGTACTGTTTCTATACAGGGTGCTCACCTTTCCCGTTGGTCACAACTTGCAGGTGGAGCGGCACGCACTGAAATCTTGCGTGGCTCTGTGTTGAGCAATCTCGATGAAATGTGCGAATGGGCTTATGAAGCTCAAGACGCAGTGCTTTACACCGAGAAGGATGAGCTGCCTGAAGGCGTCAGCGTTGGCGATGTAAAAACTCCTGCTGTTGAAGCTCACACAGAAGACAACGAACAGCTGAACCGCATGAAGGTCAGTGATGTCGAAGGTGATGTCAATGTGGCTGGTGTGTTCCAAGATTGGGACGACGATGATGACACCCACACCAATGATTTCAACTGCGCAATGACGGGTGACTTTGTAATCCGCATTGCTCAGGGCACAACCGTTGCACGCGGTGATCTGTTGATGTCTGCTGGTGATGGAACGGCAAAACCGCAGGATGACGACATCGTGCGCTCCAAGACCATTGCCAAGGTGACTAGCACCACGGTTTCGACGACTTACAGTGATGGCAGTTACTGCGTGCCATGCGTCCTCATGGCTTGCTGAGGTTTAACCGATGAGCACCATCAAGGTCAACTCAATCAAGAACGCCTCCACGGATGATGGTGGCATCGCGATTGACAACAGCGGTCACGTTCAGGTCGATGGCGTTCAGCTGCCGACCGCTGGTCCGTTGAGTCACAGAAATCTTGTGGTGAACGGGGCGATGATGGTGGCCCAGCGTGGTACGTCGTCAACATCAAGTGGTTATCAAACTGTTGATAGGTTTAAGAACGATGCTGGCGGTGTATCAGTGACCCAAAGTCAACAAGTTTTATCTAGCGGCAATCCATACGACGAAGGGTTTAGGTACTTTCTTCGTCTTGCAAACACATCAACAAGCACTTCTAATAGTTCTGCAGCAGAAATTCAATACAGAGTAGAAGCTCAAGACTTGGCTCAATCTGGTTGGAATTACAAAAGCACATCGAGCTATATAACTTTTTCTTTTTGGGTACGGTCTAGCCTGGCTGGAACATATTATGTCACTTACAGAGCTAGAGACGCTTCCACGCTGCAATACATTAAGTCCTTTACGCTTACTGCCAACACCTGGACAAAAGTAACTCATACAATTCCTGGAGGCTCAAACGTTGTTTTTAACAATGATAACGGTGAAGGATTGCGGATTATGATTGTTCCTCACTACGGCACAACTTTTACAGGCAGTGGCGCACAGCTTGACGCTTGGCATAATCGTGCTGGGGACGACTATTTTCCTGATTACGCTCAAAGCTGGTCGAACACTGCCAGCGCAACTTTTGACGTTACCGGCGTTCAGTTAGAAGTTGGCGAGAAGGCGACACCGTTTGAGCACAGAAGCTACGGTGATGAGCTTGCTAGGTGTCAGCGGTACTACTACGAATGCACCTCGTCAACTAGTAACAAAAACATGAATCAACAAGGTGTGCTGCTCGCAGCATCAGCTACCGCGTATGAATATATGCCGATTCCTCCAGTGCCGATGCGAGCCGCTCCAAGTTGCACCTTGACCGATGACGTTGCTGTTATGCGTCTTGATGGCGGAACAGGTCTCATTGAAGCGAATTTGAATGGAACTGATTTGCTGGCTCTACCAAATGGCAACGGATTTAGCGGGCATATTTTTGGCAGCAGAAAAAGCGGGACTGGATTCTCTATCGGAAACGCAGGCCGTTTGTGTACTGGAAGCACCGCGGGTAAACTTGCATTCAGCGCAGAACTTTGATCATGAGTTATCAGCTTGTTAATCGACCTGACACCAACGAGACCTGCTGCATTAAATACAGTGAAGGCAGCAATCCGCCTGTGTTTATCCCTATGGATACGAACAACGCGGATTATCAGGAGTACCTTGAGTGGGTCGCTGAAGGCAACACACCTCAGCCTGCTGACGAATGACAGAAGGCACATTGGCCCTAGTGTCAGCCAGTAGGCACTTCTACTAAGGTCTGCGTGCTTTCTTCTGATAATCATGAAGCGTCTTTTGATTGCTGCTTCTGTCGTCGCCACGGCGTTTGCATTGGGCAGCCCGTCTGCGAAGGCAGAGGGCAAAATTTATGCGAACCCCGAGTTCGTGACCGGCTTCTCCGGCAGCAGCTCCAGCGGCAGCAACCTTGACCTGCACGTTGGCTACAAGGACGGCCCCTTCTTCATCCAGGCTGGCCCTGCCATGAGCAACGACACCACTGACACTGACTGGGGCTGGTCTGGCAAAGCTGGCGTTAGCGGCCAGGTCGACGACCAGACCAACCTCTACGCCGAGGTGGGCTTCAGCAAGTTCGACGGTTCTGACACCGGCAGCTACGTCAAGACTGGCGCAGTTATCGACTTCTGATAGGTGGACCCACTGCAGCTGCCATCCATACAGTTGCCTGGGTCTATCGAACTTCCGAGGCCATCGATTGAGGAGCCGGTCTTTCCGGCTCCTTCGCATCCGGTCTTGATACCGCCAAGCGTCCCACCAAAGAAACCACCAAAGCCAAAGCCGCCACCGCAAGGTGTCGATCAAAGCGCACGCGATGCTGCCAAAAGGCTGCAAGAACAAGTACGGCAGCTAAACGACAACATCCAGGCGCAGCAGCAAACAATCGACCTGCTGGTCAATCCGCCTGAGATTGAGAAGGTTGAGGTTCAGCAGCCAACGGTGACTGTGCCGGGGACGGCTCTGGAGTTTGCGTTGCCGACTCCTGAAGTGGTGACTGTTGCTGCAACGACGGCGGCAGTGGCGGCAGCGGCTTCTGTGGGGGCGACTCTTGCTGCTCAGAATCTCGTGAAGGTACTGAAGCCTGCGTTTCAGACGGCGCTGAAGAAGCTGGCGAAACTACGGGGGAAAGACCCTGAGACTTTCGGTAGACGTCGATTGAGACTACGTCGGAACAAAGAGTAGAGCCAAGCGTCGAGTCGGGATGCAGCATAAAGCCCGTCTTGTACAGCTCAGCACACTTGAGGGCCCGCACAAGGTGGTAATCGAGTTTTTCCTTTTCTATTTGCTGCTGCTGTGCTGCCAGCTTTCGCCGCACCATGGCCTTGCACATTTCAGTGATTGACCCATCCAACGGGACATTGATGCTTAGTTGCATCCCAAAATTCTGCGCACGGGTGTAGTCCTCTGACGGGATCGGGTCAGCGTGCGCTTCTAGGTGAAACGGGGTAACCACCAGCGTGGGCCCGTTGCAGCTGACGTTGCCGCCAAAGTGCTGGCGACTGGGCGCACCGTTGTTGTTGAACTGGACTGACTGGTTGGTGTTGTTGCTTGTGGCCTGGGCCTTGGGCGCCGAGTTGTTAGTCGTCTCGGCCGCGGCAGGTGCCGCCAGCATCACTGCGAGAACACACTGAGCGACGTAGTGGTGGAGTCGGTTTCGATCGTGCGGTCGATGTCGATCTGCTCGATCAATGTATCGGCGTCCCGAGTCGTGTACTCGAAGGAAAACGGATCGCCATCGGTTTCCACGTCCCATGTTGTGCTGCCGCCTGTGATGTCGGCTGCACTTGGCACCACGTTCTCGCCAGACCATGAGGACATCTCCGATCCGTAGATTTTGTGTTCGATGGTCTCCTCGATTGTCTGGGTCGTGGTTGTCGTGCTCTGCATGCTGCCAGTCGACCACGTCGGTGTGACTGTGTTGGCCAGCGCTGGAGCGGGCGCTAAGGCTGCGATCAGTAGCCATTGCAGTTTCATGGCTTAGCAGGTGGCGTGGTCTTGCTTACGTCTAGCTTATTGCCGTCTTCTTTTTTGCTGTTGGCTTTACCAACTGCCACCCCGTACTGACTCAAAATTGCTGTCAGCAAACTGGCAGAAAACGTGGGATCCATGGCCTGAACGCGGCCTAGATAGCTCATGCTCAGACAAATCAACGCCCAGGTCAAAACGATCAAGCGGACGAAATCCGCTAGCCACCCGTTGTGATCGGTGTCGTTGTTTGCCATTGCAGAGCAGCGCTACCGTTAAAGGGTAACGAGAGCATCAACCCATGCTTCTGTTAATTAGGCCGATCCTTTTTGCGTTTCTCAAAAGCGACAGCGTCAAGAAGTTAATCATTGACCTCTTGATGGCTGCGGCCAAGACCACGGATAATGACGTCGATGACCGCCTGGTCGCTACGGTGAGCACGGCGCTACTTAAGAAGGTCTGACATGTGCGGCGCGATGCAAAACCAGGGGCCAAAAGGGCCTGACCTTGACGACCCTGGCACGTTTTTTCCAGGCGGCTACATGCCTGAAAAGTCACGCGACATGAGCGCCGACGTCAGGCCTTTAATGATCGCCGGCATCCCGCCTGGCGGCATGATGGGCTTTACGGAAGATCAGCTGCATCGCCGCAAAGCCTTGCAGGACATCATTAACGACCCAGCCACTGACTCCCGGACGTTGCGAAACGCCCAGCGTCAGTGGATTTTGATGCAACAAGGAAAGGCTTAGCGCTTTTTCTTGGCAGTCTTGGCGCTATCGCGGAAAGCCTTGGCAGTAGGTGCACCTTTGCTGCCAGGCTTGCGCATGGTTTCACCGGAACCCTTACGGATCCTTTCTCGTTTTCGGTGAATATTTATATAAAGGCCATCTTTAGCAGCCATCAGTACCCCTTCTTCTTGCCGGTGCCTTTGCCCTTACCTTTTTTGTGTGCCATGGCGCAGTTAGCAACAGAACAAGCGTAGCTTTACTCGCAACCCGTAG